GGGAAGAATCTGCCCGCGTTCCAGGCGAAGGTCCACGAGCACCGCGAGGCGTGGGCGGCGGAGATCAAGCGCCGCGGCATCGCCGAGAAGCAGAACCGCATCGACGCGATGGTCAACCGCCACCGCCTGCTCGAACAGGTGATTGAGGAGCGCGCCCAGGACCCGCTCATGCAGAACGTCGCCGGCGGCAAGACCGGGTTGCTGGTGGCAACGCCCATGCTGGTGAAGGTGTACGAGTCCCGGCCCGTGGTGGACCTGGAATACGTGGAGGATGAGGAGGGCGGGCGCTTCGACCGGGACGTGCTGAACGACCGGGACTACCTCGACTCCGTGAAGCGCAGCGTCGTCGAGTACGAGTACGCGCTGGACACGGGCCTGCTCAAAGAGTTGCGGGAATTGGAGAAGCAGGCGGCAATCGAGTTGGGGCAGTGGGACCAGAAGGCGGCCGGCAGCGACGGGCCGAACGTGGAAATCACGATCACGCAGGTAGTGGTGCAGCCGCGCCTCACCGCCCGCGACGACGTGCCCGAGCTGGATGCGCCGGCCACATCGCCCCCGGCCACGGATGACCCGTACATCATCGATCTTGACGCGGGGGTCGTGGAGTGAGCGCTGCCCCAGCCAAGGATCTGGTGACGATCGAGCCGCTGCCCGGCAACCCGCCGCAGGGGCGGATGGTGCTCAACTTCCATCCCGGCCAGTGGCAGGCGTGGAACTCCACCCGCCGCTTTGTGTTCATCATCTCCGGCACACAGGGCGGCAAGACCTCCTTCGGCCCGCACTGGCTCTACCGTGAAATCAAGCAGCGCGGCGCCGGTGACTACCTCGGCGTGACCGCCACCTACCCCCTGCTCAAGCTCAAGATGCTGCCGGAATTCCTCAAGCTCTTCCGTGACCGGATGCGCCTGGGCGAGTGGCTGGCCGCCGACCGCGTATTCCAGTTCAGCGAGGCGGGCGAGGTCCGGTCATTCGGACGCAGGCAGGAGGAACCCACCCGCGTCATCTTCGGCTCGGCCGCCAACCCCGAATCGCTCGAATCGGCCACGGCAAAGGGGGCGTGGATTGACGAGTGCGGGCAGGACCAGTTTGGGGTGGAGGCGTGGGACGCAATCATTCGCCGCCTCTCCATCCACCTCGGCCGCGTGCTGGGCACCACCACGCCTTACAACCTCGGCTGGGTCAAGCAGCAGCTTCACGACCGCTGGAAGGCGGGCGATCAGGACATCGAGATCGTGCAGTTCGACTCCATCGCCAACCCGCGCTTCCCCCGTGAGGAGTACGAGCGGGCACGGGCGACGCTGCCGGACTGGAAGTTCCGCATGTTCTACCGGGGTCAGTTCGAGCGGCCGCCCGGTCTCATCTATGCCGACTTCATCGATGCCTACCGCGAGGACGGCGGCCACAAGGTCCACCCATTCGATGTGCCCCCGGAGTGGCCGCGCTACGTCGGCCTTGACTTTGGCGCGGTCAACACGGCGCTGGTCTGGATTGCCCACGACCCGCGCGCCCTGGTGAGCTACGTCTACCGGGAGAGCCTGACCGGGGGCAAGAGCACCGCCGAGCACGCCGCCGATGCGCTCGCCGTGGCCGCGGGCACGAACGTGGTGCGGTGGATGGGCGGGGCGAAGTCGGAGAGCCAGCAGCGCATGGACTGGAACGCGGCCGGGGTGAAGGTGCGGGAGCCGGAGGTCTATGACGTGGAGGCGGGCATTGACCGTGTGATCGCCCTGTGGAAGACCTTCCGGCTGTACGTGTTCGACACCTGCACGGGGTTGCTCGATGAACTCGGCTCCTATGCGCGCGAGCTGGACGAGCGCAACGAGCCGACGGAGAAGATCAAGCACAAGGAGCGGTATCACCGCCTGGACGCCCTGCGCTACATCGCGCCCGTGCTGGGCAAGCGCCGCACCGCCGACGTGTTCGGGGATGAGGAGCCGGATACCAACCGCGCCCGCCCGCAGGAGCGCGCGACCACGCACATGGGTGCGGCACGGAGGACGGTGTTCTAATGATGGATGCCACAGAGCAGATGGAGCGTCTGCGCGTGATTGCGGATTACGCCCGTGCTCGCGCGACGGCGTTGAACGAATGCCCCGATCACCCCACAGACTGCTATCTCGCTTGTGCCCATCTTGGTGATCAGAACGTCCGCATCTTCCGTGACGCGGACGGCTGGCTGATTGTTGCGTGGGACGGCAAAGACGCGGCGGGGCATCACGACCCGTTCAGGAGTTGGGGCACGCGGGATACAGTGCTCGCACTGCAAGAGTTCGGTCGGTGGGCCGAAGAAATGCGGGGGATGGAGTTCTGATGGATGAGGACGTGTGCCCTCGGTGTCAGTGCTGCTCCCAAACGTGGGCGGACTGCTGGCAATGCTTCGGAGAAGGTGGCTGGGCGCCTGCCGATGCCGACCCCATCGCCTATGCCGCTGACGAGTGGGAAACCTGCGAGGTGTGCGACGGTGAGGGTGGCTATGCGGTGTGCTTCGGTTCCTGCTCCTGGGATGAAGTGAAACAGGACTACACCCATCGCGTCGCCTTTGTGGGAGGCTAACCGATGCGCTTTTCCGATGCCGTGCTGCACGTTGCCGACCGCCTCGCCGCCGCTGCCGCTGCCGCACGGATCGCGGACGGAGCCGCGCGTGGTGGAGAGCCTTCGCTGCGCGAATACCGTGCGGCGCCGCCACCCACGCCCAAGGGTCAGCGCCGCCCGGAGTTGCGGGAGATTGGCGCGAGCGGCACGACCGTGTTCTCCGGCTTCCTCACCGGCGTCGAGTACAACCCCGACCTGCAAGGGAGCAAGGGCCTCGACGCGATGGAGCGGATGTTCCGCTCGGACGGCACCGCCCGCGGTGTGGAGCGCGCCGTTATCCTCCCCATCCTCTCGGCGCAGATGAGCATCGAGCCGGCGTCTGATGACCCGCGCCACGTCGAGATCGCGGAGAAGACGGAGGACATGCTGCGGCGGATGTCGAAGTCCTGGCAGCAGACGCTCCTGCAAATCCTCCGCTACCTGCGCTACGGCCACTACCTGTTCGAGATGGTGTGGGGCGTGCGCGACGGGATGTACGTGCTCACCAAGCTCGCGCCCCGGCCGCCCAAGACCATCTTCCGCTGGTACGTGGATGAGCACGGCGACTTCGCCGGCGTCCAGCAGTTCGTGTGGGTGCCCGACCCCCAACAGTCGGGCTTCGAGAAGCTGGCGACGGGGAAGTTCGCGTACATCCCCATCCCGCCGGAGCGGTGTCTGCTGTTCGTGAATGAGCAGGAGGCGGGCGACTTCCGCGGCGAGTCCATCGGCCGCCCCATGTACAAGCACTGGCTCCTCAAGGAGGGCATCGAGCGCATCTCCGCCATCGGCGTCGAGCGGCGTGAGGTGGGCACCGAGTACGCCCAGGTGGGCAAGGACGCCACCGAGAGCGACGTGGACAAGATCAAGGCCGCGCTCGCCAGCCTGCACGCCAACCAGAACGGGTATCTGGTGATGCCCGAAAAGGACGTGGTTGATGGCTTCGGCATCTTCCCGCAGGGCCAGTCGCGGGGCACCGCGCAGCAGCTCATGGAGTACCACAGCGCGGAGATGGCCCGCTCGTTCCTGGCGGAATTCCTCTCCCGTGGCTCCCGCACGGGTTCGTATGCGGAGTCCCGCGACAAGTCGTCCCTCTTCCTCCTCGGCATCAAGTCTGTCGCCGATTATGTCGCGGACACGCTGACCTGGGGCGGCGAGTCCACACCCGGCCCGATCGAGCTGTTCGTGCGCCTCAACTTCCCCGGCGTCACGACCGACGACATCCCCCGGATGCGCTTCTCGCGCCTCGACACCCGCAAGATGCTCGAATACATCCAGGCGGTGGTGGCGGCCATCGACGCGGGCGCGCTCAACGCCGACCTGCCCGTGCGCCAGGCCATCCGGGTGGAGCTGGACCTGCCCGAAGAGACCGAGAGGGACGAGGACGCGCTCGGCGACCTGCTGCCTGACGGGGCAGACGAGGAGCTGCCCGAGAACCTGCTGCTCACCCGTCAGGAGGAGACGGCGCTGCGCGAGTACGCGGCGGACCCGTCGCGGTGGGAGCAGATTCCGGGCAAGCAGGCAGTGAAGGACAAGACGACGGGCAAGGTCATCAGCGGATGGGCGGCCGCGCAGATCATCAAGTCCATCGGCGGCTCCACCGGCGGGGCGGCGAAGGCCCAGAAGCCCAAGCCGATCAAGCTCCCCAAGACCCCGAAGGGCCGCACGGTCAAAGGCCGGGCGCCGAAGCCACCCAAGCTCCGGCCGGTGAAGCCGGTCGCGCCGCGGCTGGCGCAGGCGAAGCGCGAGCGGGATGTGTTGCAACGGCGGCTGGTGGACGTGCCAGCGGACCAGGCGCGGCAGATGCTCGCGGCGGCGGGGTGGACGGCGGCGGCGACCGCATTTACGGACGCGCAGCAGGCGGTGGAGGCGGCGGCGCAACAGGCGCAGGCGAACCCGGAGGAGATCGTCTCCGTGGTCAACGTGCGCGGGCAGTTCATGGTGATCAGCAAGGGCGAGGATGGAGCCGAGGCAGCAACAGGGGACGAGCCGCCTGCGAACGCGGGAGATGCGGGTACGGTTCGCGGCGACGGCGATGGAGCGCGGCGGCTGAGCCAGGGCGAGGAGGATGACGAATCCTTCGATTCGGGTGTGCCGGATGCGGAGACGCTGCGGCGGTACGAGGAGGCGGGCGAGCGGCTGGCCCCGTTCTTCGGCGGCGCTGGGGATGATGACGAGTTCGATGACGAGCTACCCGACGATGAGGATGCGGACTGATGCCCTACGCCAGCGCATCTGACCCGAAGCTGCCTGCCCACGTCAAACGCCTGCCTGCCAAGAAGCGCCGGCAGTGGGTGGCCGTGTGGAATCGCGTCCATAAGGAGACGAGCGACGAGGGCAAGGCGTTCGCCGCGGCCAACGCCGCCGTGAAGGATGCGCGGGAGTATGCCTCCGCCGCAACCATCCGCCGCCGGGTCTACGCCCGCTACGCGCTCGACCGCGTGGACATCGATGCTATCGCCAAGGAGGTGGCAGCCCTGCGGGTGGTGGCCTACGAGGACCGGCTGCGTGAACTCGCCAGGAGCGCCGGCATCCAAGCTGCGCCGAAGCTCACCGACACCCAGGTCTTGAAGCGCATCTCACGGGAGAGCCGCGATGTGGCGGCGGGCATCGTGCGGACGCACAACGAGCACCTGCGCGGCTTTGTTCAGGCGCAGGAGCGAGGATTGTCGCAGCGCGAGCTGGCCGGGCGGGTGCGGGGGATGCTGGACGAGCGGGCGGCGTGGAAGCGGCGGGACATCGCGCACACGGAGAGCATGGCGGGGCGGAACGCGGCGGCGGTGGACGTGTTGCGGATGAACGGGGCGCGCGTGCGGGTGCGGGCGGAGCCGCGCAGCTCGGACGAACCGCAGTGCGCGGCGATCGTCGCGCGCGGCTGGTACGAGCTGGCCGATGCGCCCGCACTGCCCCTGCACCCCAACTGTGTGCATTCGTGGGCGCTGGACACGCGGTTTGCGGCGGTGGTGAAGCAGCGGGAGCGGCTATGGTTGGGGGATTGGCTGGAACCGGACGTGGAGGCTGCGTGAACGTAACGCCGGCGCTCGCACTCGTGCCTGTTGTCTGTGCCGGGCAGTGGATGGACCGCCAGGGCTGCGCGCACCCCTGCCGCCGCCATCACGGGCAGTACCAGCGCGGCGCGGTCTACCTCTACACCTGCGCGCGTTGCGGCGCGATCAACTCCGGGGTGGCCGGCGGTGCGGTGCAGATACTCAGCCAGATGCCCGCCGGCTGATACCTCATGGGACGATGCATCACAATCCCACCGTTGAAATGCAACGCTTACCATCGCACGTGGACTATTGCTCGCGGCCTTCCAGCGCCAGCCGCGCGAGATAGCAGCGGTGGCGTGCGATCTCCACCCGCCGCTCGGCATCGAAGGCGAGGCCACGGGCGACGTTGAGACTGACCAGCTCCTTGTTCAGCGCCTCGATGAGTGTATCGTACTCGTCCAGCAACACGGCGCGGTCGGTGGGCGGGGCGATGACGGTGATTGGTTGGGAGTGCTGGTGATTCACGTGGCGGGTTCCTCCCCGGATGTC